GCGCTGGTCGCCGAACTGGGCCCGCAGCAGGTCCAGGTCCTGCTCCGTGGCGCGCTGCTCGAGGGCCGCCTCGATCGCGTCCAGCATGCGGCGCGCGTGCGAGCGCCGGTCCTGCGGCGTGGTGGCGGCCGGGTCCGGCAGCACCTGCAGGAAGCCCGCCCCCAGCGTGTGGCGCTCGCCCGCCGCGTTGTCGACGTAGGCGGTCCACTCGTAGCGCCCCGGCTGCCATTTCGCCGTCTGCGACGCCGGGACGTTGAAGGCGTGGTCGGCCCCCGACGCCGTGGCGTCGACGTGGTAGATCCCCTGATCGCTGAAGATCGCGTAGTGCAGCGTCCAGCCGTCGCTCGCCGGGTACTCCGGCACCTGGTCGGTCCAGCGCAGCGTGTCGCCGGCGACGATGCGCCCCGGGATCTGAAATGTCGCCATCGCCCTCACCTCCAGCCTCCGACGAAACCACCGCCGCGGCGTCGGCTCCGTGCGCGCCGCGGACGGTCCGTGCCCTGACGGTCCTCCGATCCAGTCTGCGCCGCGCGCGCCGCCCCGCCCGGTGCCGCCTCGCCCGGCTCGTCGTCGCCGGCCCCGCCGCTGAACAGGTCGGCCGTGGGCGGCTGCACGCGCGCCTCGATGCGGTCCCAGTCGCTGTCGCGCAGCATATGCACGCGCACCGCCGGGTGGCAGGCGGCCGCGTAGGCGTAGACGAAGCAGTCGAGCGCCTCGTTGCGCCGGCCGCTGAGCCGGCGCCAGCGGTTCGCGGTCGCGTCGAAGCGCTCCGCGGTGAGCTGCAGATAGAAGTCGTCGGGCAGGTCGCGCGGGAAGCGGATCCGGTGCCGCGCGGGATCGGGCTCGCCGGCGTCGGCGTGGAGCTTGGCGAACAGCGCGCCCTTGGCGGTGTCCGCGCCCACCCGCCACAGCTCGACGCCGCCGCGCAGCACGCCGCCGCGCGTGTTGACGTCCTGCTTGCTGGGGCGCCCGGCGATGATCGGGCGGTTGGGGAAGCGGTCACCCTTGACGGCCAGCACCAGGCGGTGCTGGCGCACGCGGCAGAAGTTGTAGGCCATGTGGGTGTGGTGACCGCCGGTGTCGACCGCGACCGCCGTCAGCCCCATCGCGACGCCGTAGCGGTTGCGGATGCGCGCCTGCAGCCGCTCATCGAGCGCCTGCCAGGCCTCCTCCGTGCCCGGATCGCCCGGCAGCTCGAACCAGTCGATCACCCAGCAGCGCTCGCCGCGCCCCCAGCCGAGGATCAGCACCGCGAAACGGTCGTCCTGGACGTCCACGCCGGCGGTGAGGATGAGGCAGCCGTCGGGGATGGTGCGGCTCGCGTAGCCGCCGGCGCGGGCACGCAGCTCCTGCCAGTCCACCTTGCCGGACTCGTCCTCGTACGGGAGCCCCAGCAGCGTGTTGTGGTAGGTCTGGAGGAGCTCGCGCTCGCCGCTCTCGCGCGCCTTGCGACGCTCCTCGGCGATCTCGGCCCAGGTGTAGCCGAGGCCGATGGGCGCGTAGAGCGCCGAGAGGTGGAAGCTCGGGTAGGCGCCGTCCGGGTTGGCCGGACGCCACGCGCCGCGCTCGAGCATCCAGGTCTTGTGGTGATGGGCGATCGCCTGCCCGCAGGCCTCGCACAGGTAGGTGCCGTCGTCCTGGAGGCCCTCGTCGCGCAGCACCTGCATGTGCTCGCAGTGCGGACAGGGCACGTGGTAGTGGCGCTGGTCGCCGGCCTTGAACTCGGCCTCGATCACAGAGGCGTCCTTGATCGTCGGCGAGCTCACGATGAAGATCTTGCGCCGCGGAAAGGTGGCCGTGCGGCGCTCGGCGAGCGTGAGCGGGCTGCCTTCACCGTCCACGTCCTCGGGGTAGCCGTCCACCTCGTCGGCGAACAGGAACCGCACCGGCATCGAGCGCAGGTCCACGGCGCTGTTCGCGCCGGCGATCACCAGCAGCCCACCCGGGAACTCCTTGAGCAGGGTGGTGTTGCCGCTGTCGCGGGATCGGGCCGGCCGGATGCGCTCGCGCAGCACGGGGGTCGCCTCGATCATCGGCGTCAGCCGTTGCCGGCTCCAGCGCTTCGCCAGCATCTGCGTTGGCACCACCACCATCATGGGCCCGGGCGTCTGGTGGATGATCGACCCCACCCAGTTGTTCCCGCACTCGGTCTTGCCGATCTGCGTGCCGGCCATGAGCACCACGCGCCGCGCAGGGTGCTCGACGCTGAGGCAGCGCATGATCTCCCGCAGGTAGGGTGTGCGGTCGGTGCGCCACCGCCCCGGCTCGCTCGAGGCCTCGCGCGGCAGCACCCGGTAGCGGTCGGCCCACTCGTCCACGGGCAGCGCCTCGGGCAACGCCCAGCCGCGCGCCCAGCCGCGGCGGAAGGCGCGGCGCCCGTCCGCGAGCCAGGGCAGCTCGAGGCGCGCGGGATCCGCTTCCAGCACGGCGCTCATCCGCCCTCCCCCGTCGCCGCCGGCGCCGAGGTCTCGGCCGGCTCCACGGCTGCGCTCGCCGCCAGCTCGCGCGCGATGCGGCGGACCTCCGCCTCCAGCAGCGCGTAGACGCGCGCCTCGTCGGTCTCGGCCGCGAGCTGCGAGGCGAGCCGGTCCGGCAGCGCGAGGATCGCCTCCTGGGCCTGCCTGGCCCGCGCGAAGGCCTCGGCCTCCACCTCGTCGGCGCGCACCAGGCGCCCGGCGCGTTCCTCGAGCTCCAGCCGGCGGGCGAGCGCCTTGAGGCGCGTCTCCTCCGCCTTGGCCTCGAGATAGGCGATCCGGCCGGGGCCATCGTGCGCGGCCTCCGCCGACTGCTCGGCACGCCGATCGCCGCCATGCACCGGGTTCAGCACCGCGTCGAGCCGCGCGTCCGTCGCCGCGACATCGATCCGCCCGTCCGGGCCCTCGACTAGGAGGCCCTGGCGCCCGTACTTGGTGATCTGGCCCTGGTTCACGCCGCGGTACCGGGCGTATTCGGCGCGCGTCATGTACGGCTTCGGCATCTCACCGGCCCCGACTTGCCCAAGCGAGCCCCTTGCCCATCAACAACTTGCCCAACACTCCCCGCCTGAAACTGGCGCAAAACCGCGGCTCCGCGGACTCGCATGCGGCGACCCGACACAGGACCCGCCGGCACTGGCGCATGCACAACAATGGTGCGGCTGTTGTCCTAAGTGACTGAACCATCGTCGCGCATCATCCAGGTGTTCCTACCTGTTCCTACCTTGGACCCATCAGGTAGGAACACTTAAATGATTGATTCGAAAGCTTTGTTCCTACCGTTCCTACCGTTCCTACCTTTCCCTATATAGAGCACGGCGCGCGGTGTGCAGGAGCGCGAGCGCCAGACGCCACGCGCAGCGCTATACGCGCGCGCGCGAGGAAGGTAGGAACGGTAGGAACATCCCTTTCCATTCATACGCTTAAGTGTTCCTACCTCGCGAAATCGAGGTAGGAACAGGTAGGAACGGTAGGAACATTTATCCACAGGCCTTGTTGTCATGGCGGCCCATGTTGTGGCGGCGGCGCCACACTTCCGGCGGTTTCTCGCGAAACCGATTACGCCGGCCGCTCGTAGACCCAGCACAGCACCCCCTCGACTCGCCGCCGCACGCGGCGCCAGCCCAGGCGGCGCATGATGGCGCCGACCCGCATCTGCTCCTGGCGCGACTGCTTGGCGGTCTCGATCCCGAGCGCCCAGCGCATGATCTCGGCCGTGGTGACCTCGCTCACCGGCCAGCTCGGCGTCACCTGTCCCATCCGGTCGGGATAGCGCTCAAGGTGGCCATCGAGCCAGGCGAGGATCGGCTCCTCCCAGACGTCCACGTCGTAGCGGGCGTCCTGCTCGGCGGCCGCCTCCGGCGGGAACTCCCACCACGGCTCGCCGCGCCGGTAGCGCGCGTCAGCCTCCGCCCAGAGCTGATCACGCAGGTCACGCAGCGCCTCGAGGTTGATCTCCGTGCAGCGCACGGGATAGAACCGCCGTGCCCCGGTCTCGTCCTTGAGGTAGGTGTCGTCGTTGGTGGTGCCGACGAAGACGCACTGGCGCGGGAACTGGCGTGCGTAGCGGCCATAGCTCGGTCGGTAGGTGTCTTCCTGCGCCGACAGCGCCTGTTTGATGCGGTTGCGGTCCGCCTTGGAGAAGGCCTGCAGCTCGGCGATCTCCACCATCCAGCGGCCCGCCAGGATCTGGTAGAAGTCCTTGTTCTGCGGCGACTCGAGCATCTCGGCGAACCACTCGGGGCCGCATAAGGTGCGCACGAAGGTGCTCTTGCCCACGCCCTGCGGGCCCTCGAGGATCACCATGTGGTCCACCTTGCAGCCCGGCTCGCGCACACGCGCGACCGCCGAGATGAGCCAGTTCATGCCGACCGCGCGCGTGTAGTCGTTGCGCGGCGCACCCGCCAGGTCGGCGAGAAAATGCGGCAGCCGCTCCTCCCCGTCCCACTGGAGGCCGTCCAGGTACGCGAGCACGGGGTGAAAGCCGTGGCGCGAGGCCACCACCTCGATGGCCTCCAGCGCCGTGCCCGTGCCGACCGAGAGCCCGTAGTGGTCGGGATCCCCGAGCCAGGCGGCGAGCTCGGCGCCGTCCACGTCGGTGACCTCGCCCAGGCCACCCCCGTAGGGTGGCTGGCGCACCTTGAGCACGCGGTTGGCGAAGCGGTCCATGCGGTAGACGCCCCGCCAGGCCGGGTGGTGCTCGAGGATCGTGATGACGTTGTAGAGGCTCGGGCGGAGCTGCCCGTGGCCGTTGCGGACCAGCCGGCGCTGCCAGGCCATCTCCCGCCAGGCGGCGAGCGCCTGGTCGAGCTGGGCCCGCACCGCCGCCAGGCCCCGGGCGACGTGCAGGTCGTTCCAGTCGGTGCCGGCGCCGTCCTCGCCGAAGTCGGGCAGCGCGGCGACGCCGTCCACGGCCCTGGCCGCCGCCTGCGCCTTGCGCCGGCCCGGATTGCCGCGCGTGGCCCGGTCATCGTCGCCACACACCACGATGGGGCCGGCGTCCGGGTAGGCGTCCTTCAGCGCCCGCGCCACGGGCTCCAGGTTGCCGGCGTCGAAGGCGACCGCCACCGGCCATCCCGTCGCCTCGTGCACGCTGGCCGCGGTGGCGTAGCCCTCGGCCACCGCGACGGGCTCGCCGGCCTGCACCCGGCCGATGAGGTGGAAGGCCCCGCGCTTGGCGGTGCCCGTCAGAAACCGCTTGGTGCCGTCCGGCGCGATGAACTGCAGGCCGCGCAGGGCGCCCTCCGGCCCCCGCACCGGCACGACGAGGCTGCCGCGCGAGAAGCGCACGCCCCAGGCCTTGACCTTCTTGCGGTCGAGGTACTCGCAGCGGCCGCTCTCCGGGAGCTTCTCCCAGATCTCGGCCGCACGCGCGGCCGCCTCGCGCGCCACCGCTTCGCGCTCGCGCTCGATCTGGCGCTGCTGTTCGGCCTGGCGCCGGCGGACCTCGGCGCGGTCCGCCTTGTCGAGGTCACGCCCGAGGCGCAACTTGTGCACCTCGTCGCCCTGCTTCCAGTTGCCGTAGGCGCCGACGATGAGCGTCCTGCCCGAGGGCGTGACGAGCTCGCGGGCAACGTACCAGCCCGACTTGCGGCCAGGCTTGTCGTCCTCGACCGGCACGCGCTGCAGCGTCCCGCTCAGGTCGAGGCGCTCGACCAGCAGGCCGGCGCTGCGGAGCTGCTCGAGGACCTCGTCGACCGTCATGCCGTCGCCTCCCGCCGCTCGCGCAGCAGCGCCATCACCCCGTCGAGCCGCGCGTGCAGCGTCTCGAGCGTGTCGTCGTTGCGCACGACCAGGTCGCCGGGCTCAACCTCGAGCCCCAGCTCCGAAACGTGCGCGCGCACGGCCGGCGCCTCAGGGCGCACGATGTGCACCACGGTCCCGCCGCGGGCCCGGATCCAGGCCGCCTCGTTCGGGAAGCGCACGTCCGAGAACACCACTCCGGCATAGCGCGTGCCGCCGGCCAGCTCGAGCATCAGCAGCCGGCGCTCGGCCACCCACTGCCAGAGATCCGGATGCACCAGCTCGCGCCCCCACTCCGTGCCGAGCGTCTGGTACAGCGCCCGCGGCGACACCCCGAGCCCCTCGAGGGGCTCCTCCTTCAGCACGCCGTCGAGCGCCTGCGCCGGCACGCCGAGCAGCACGCCCACCATCTCCTTGATCGGCGCCGCGAAGGCCATGGACACGAGGCCGTAGCGCTCCGCGAGATAGGCCGCGGCCGTGTCCTTGCCGCTGCGCGCCCTACCCGCAAGCCCGATCAGCAGCACGCTGCGCCTCCTCCCACCGCCGCCAGGCCTCGCGCCGGTTTCGCGCGAAACGCTCGAGCAGCGGGTAATACTCCTCGACGTGATAGCGCACGAGCTCCCGCCATTCCGGCGGCACCCGCCGCATCGCCGCCGCCCGCTCGGCGGGCGGCAGGCGGTAGATCTCGTTGATGAGCCGGCTCAGCGACGGCTGCAGCACGCATCGCTCCCCTAGG